CTTTGGTAGTTACCTCCTACTATTGCGTCAATAACAATAGCATCGATAATAATTCCCACATCTCGTGAACAAGTCTCACGATTATAAATTAAATCTGGGTAGGTAGTATTAAGGTACCCAATAACTTCTGATCTAATATATTGTCTATTAGCATTAAGTGTATCTCTAACTGGAGTATAGCCAGTGCCAGATGATATTGCTACTGACTGGATAGAACTTTCAGTTCTAACTCCCAATAGTGTATAAGATAACCGTTGGCGGTATGGTCCAAGTTCGGCACTGGCCAAGTCAATTAGTTCAGTAGCTCTGGCGCAGGCTGCACCAACAGTTGCATAAGCATAGGCAAACGCACGACCTTCTTTGCCGGCTGGTGTATTAGCCTGTGTGTCATCGCCTGATGTACTGACAAACAAATTAATGTTACTGGCAAAACTTGAGTTGTCTACATAATACTTTGTAGCAGCTTGTAAATCGTCTGGGCCATTTGGAGCGCCTGCACCTTCTAATGTTCCCGGATGGTCTGATAATATCAACGGACCAGTCATTGTATCGCCTTGTCGACGCACAGTTGAAACTCTAGGCAATGCTTCGTTTGAAATCCAGTTACCACTTAGTGTGGTATCTAAGTATGCATCAACAAATGTTTGTGTTCCCGAACCTGAATTAGGAACAATTATTTGAAGTGTACCTTCTTTTGCTGCTTCAACAGTTGGATGCACACTAAGTTGATTGTCGTCAACATAGCGTAGATAGTACGTAGTTCCTTCTACAAGCCCAGTTGCATTTGTACCTGTAGAATAATATTTAAACGCAATACCGTCAGACCCGCTGTCAAAACCGTGTGCAGTAATAACAGCATTACCATTAGCCCACGACGAGATTGTTTTTGTATAGGCTGTTTGATTAGCAGGTTCATTTCTAACTCTTAATTGGCCAGCAGCGCCACCGCCAGCTTGTTGGATGTATCGACGATCAGCATAGCCTTTATTAATTACCAGCGTGTCAATTGTAAGGTTAGTACCATGCACTGCATTAAACTGTAACAGAGAAGCAGGACTAGGTACTGCAATATTACCAATTGGAAAGGTAGTACCATTCAGTGGACCACCTAAATTTGGTGAAGTATCTGTGTTAAGACTTGAACTAGTTGAGCTAATAACAATTTCATCTAGTGCGCTAGTGTCAATGTCAATGCCAAGACCGTTTGTTAGTCTCTTTGCTAGAACAGCATCACCGGTTCCGTTAGTAATAAACACTTGATCATTACTATATGTAGATGGAAAATCATCCAACTGCTTAGAAGTAATTTGTCCGCCTGCGCCAAAGACTGCATAGAGGTCTGTAAAGTTATCATTTACTTTGCGGAATGCTTCGCGAATGCTGTCGCCAGTACCGTCATTACCTTGTACGCCAATATCAATTGATTGCTTTGCCATTTGTGTTATACCCCAAAACTTGATCCGCAGCCACAGGTTGTAGTTGCATTTGGATTTTTAATTGTAAAAGATTGACCCATTAGTTCATCTTTGTAGTCTATTTCTGCACCTGCTAAGTATTGCATACTCATGGCGTCTATCAGCACACGAAAAGACCCCACCGCTATTTCAAAATCATCTTCTGCTTGTTCTTCTTCTAGAGTGAATCCATAACTGAATCCACTGCACCCTCCACCTTGTACAAATGTACGTAATGCTATGTTGGGATTATTTTCTTCTGCTAGAATATCTAGTATTTTTATTTGTGCTGAGTTGGAAATAGTTATCATAATGATATTTATCATATCATTTTATAACCCTAATGTAAATACATGATGTTCATCACAACTGAATTAGAAACATCTCAGCACACTAGGACCAGCAAGCTAGGTGTAGAACACCAGTATAGCCGCACCCGAACAGTAGCAGTGTTTCGGTGTGATAACTGTGGAGAAGGGTTTAAGCGATTGAAGGAAAAGGTCAGCCCCAAGCGTCTAAATAACAATTATTTTCATTGTTGTGAACACTGTGATGCCAAACGTTTCGCACAAAAGAAAGGCGTCGAAAGACGCCTAATATGGGATATGCCGGTATCAAGTACTGCGGATATCAGTCGACTGTAAGCCTACTTTAGCACTGATGACATTCCAGTTGATAATCTTCCACTGATTCTCTAGATACTTTTTCTTATCACTTTGGTAGTCTAAGGCCCAGGAGTGTTCCCACCAGTCAACTAACAAGATAATATCGTTCTTAATCTGATGATTCTTGATTGTTTTAATCTCACCGTTCTTGGCTAGATAGACCCAACCCGAACCTTGTATGCCCATGGCGGCTTTGCTAAACTGCTCTTTAAAGTTGGCAAATGTTTTAAAGTGTTTGGTAATAAACTCGCCTGCACTACCATCAGGATCGTTTTTACCTTCAGCTTTTTGATACTGCGGGAACAGCAAATTGTGTAAAAATGCACCTGCTTCGTTAAAATCTAGGTCGCCCTCTCGATTATTGTAGCGGTCAACATAGGCTTTGGCCAGCTTGCTATAATGATAATTAATAGTATCTTCACTTATAGCGGGCTCTAAATCGCCCTTTGAGTAAGGTAAAGGCAACAATTCTAGCTTATTACTAGGTGTTGACTCGTTTAATATAACATTTTTTATAAAATTATAGGGCATGGTATATTTAGTTTATAAATAACAGCTGAAAGGAGAACTTATATGTTCAATAAAATTAAAGAATTCTTTACGGGTAAACCTGCTACCCAGTTAGAAGTAGAAGTCAAAGCAGAAGCACCTTACAAGATTGATCCACTACCTGCTGGTACCGAAGCTGCCGTTGTCACCGCCGCTAGTGTCGAAGCAGTGGTAGTTGTTCCTGAAGCTGTAGTACCAGCTGAAGTTGTTATGACTGCACCTGTTAAGAAAGCTCCTAAAGCTAAAGCACCTGCAAAACCAAAAGCAGAAAAGGCTCCTAAGAAGCCACGTGCTCCTAAAGCAAAGTAAGTTCTTTAGCTCGTTTGTGTAAGGCAAAACTAGCTAGGTTTTTGCCTTTGCTTTCGCACATGATATCATGTGTGTTTAGAAAGCCCAGTGCCCAATCGTTTGTTGCTGTATTCCAGTAGAAGTCCGAGTGTGCTCTGAGCTTTTGCTTTTTATAGCCTTCTAACAATAGTTGTTTGTGATCTGGTGCTAGAATAGTGTTATGATCGACGAGATAATCTTCACGAGATACTGAATAATGAAGTGTAGGGCGGAGACCACGCCAACTATCCACGACACGCTTAACACTATCGCTTGTCGGAGAGATATACTCCCCTTCGCGAATCCAATGATGGTGAACGTCGAGCACAATAGGAACGACGTCGCTAATAGAAAGACAGTCATCTAATCCCCATGCGTTTTCTTCGTTTTCGATTGTGATACAGTTTCTTGCTTCGGGGGTAAGTCTTTTGTAGGCAGCTCGAATACCTTCGGGACCTTGTTTACCCGAGATGTGTACGTTGATTTTAAAGTCCTGGAAAGTCTTGCCGTATCCCATCCACCTGACCATATCTGCATGATATTCAAATTCCTCTATTGAGCGTTCTACAATACCTGGATTGCAACTTGCCAACACAGTAAACTGACCAGGATGCATACTAAGCCTAACACCCCTCTCGCGAGCCAAATCTCCCACGACTCCAAATGCTCGTTCGCAGTAATCTCTAACGGTGCTAGTCCGCCAAAACCCAGCCCAATCCTGCTGAGTGTACACAGGCAAGATATCGCTACTGAGTCGTACCATTCTAAGATTTTCATCTAGTTCTCCTACACGCTCAACTAGACGGCGGGTAGCTTCAATGTTGCCTACCATTAGGTCCCAGAGCTTTTGTTCCGCTACTTCACGTGTCTGTCTATTTAACCACGCAACGGTAGTACTTCCAGTATTATACTGTTTAGCATCATCTTTTTTATCAATACCGTTGACCTGTTCAGGGTGATCAATCCATTTACATGCGAAGCCTATTTTAGCCATTACTAGTTCCCTATGATGCCTGCGTTTATAAAAGTGTTTGTAAGTACATATGATAACACAACTAGCGTAGAAATGCAATCAATTTGGCCTAATTCTTTGTCGAAATGATTTTTATTTTTTTGTAAAGACATAGATGCCTTCCCATTTTTCTCTACCTTCTTTTTTATTATTACCAACTCCGGGTCTAGTGTTCAACATCATTTTTATAATACTTTGATGTTTGAATCCTAATTTTTTGGCAGTTTCAATCCATCGGTCAACTACGAAATATTCTTTAT